TGCCACTCACGCTCCCGTACAAATTAATGTTTACGTGAAGTGTGGTGACGACCTTCAATTCGCCCAGCCGAATGAAGTTAGCACCAGTTGGTCTGTGGCCAAGTTTGTACCCACGTCTGCTGACGTTGAGTCTTTCTTTCAAGCCACAAGTGATACGATGGAGCACACTATCATAGGGCAAGACGTTGATGACCACAACTCCTTAGTTTTCTTCGGAGAATCTGTAAGTTCAATTCGCTCGCTAATCAAGCGGTACTCTCTAGTTTTTACTGGCGATTACAACAATGACGCGCGAAATAATAACTTCGAAATGGTCACCCGTTATGTCCCCCACCTCCCCGCTCAAGTGACCGGCGGTAAAGCGCGTAGAAATTCATTTCTTACGTACATGTCCCCGTGTTACTTGCTCGGTCGTGGGAGTACCCGCTACAAATTCACTTATTACGATAAAGGTGCTGCACCCAATGGCGTCTCCAATTCGTATCAGTGGTTTGAGCGGCAGGGGTTGCGGAGTCCTCTAGGAACTGTTGGACACACCGTCCAAGATTCAGTAACTATGTCTTCCGCCGCTCTAGACTCAGCTATCCCTCATGGGTATCAAGGCGCAGCGTTCACCGACAATGCTATACAAAGCACTCTCGAAGTTCAGCTCCCTTTCTACAGCAACACTCGTTATTTTCTGACGTCTCATTTTATGAACGTTAATGACGACAGTAACGAATCGCTGTTACCCAATCCCGCTATGACCCAGATTCTAGCAGGCAGACACGTCTACACAGGCGTTGATGCTCACGCTAATGTAATGCAACAGTGGTTTGCTGCAGGTGACGACTTTAGTCTTCACTTCTTTCTTGGAGTACCAGGAACTTTTACTGCAACTTCTGCAGAATTTGAAGCCACTTCGCTCAACACTGTGTCATTAATCTCTGACGGTCATCCCACAGCCGCCAGTGTTTTGGAGTACCCTTTTCATGTATCTCCTGCCGGAAAGCCTATTTCATGGAACTACAGTTTCGTAGATTATTATTCTATGAAAGCTATCATAGAAAATACAGGCGCATTATTTCCTATCGACGTAGCTGCATGGAAGTACTTCGTTGACACTGATGAACGTAAAATTTTGTCAGTGTTTTGGGTTCTAGATCAACTCGGAGCCCAACTCGAGGACGCTTGGCGTGGTATCATCGCTCTTTATTTCCCAACCGCCATTTCTGGCGACTACCCACATTGGGAAACGTCTTTCATTAATTATGCAGACGTTCAGAAAGAGTTATCTAAGCATGATATTACCTCAGGAAACTGGGAATCAGTTGCTAGTGCATACGGATATCCCTCAGGTCAGAGGCTAGATAATCCACTACCCATAGCCATGGTAGTCGGTTATTTCCGCACGTATAACCCAAGCTGGAACGACACACTCGAAGATTATTTTCGATCTCGTTACCGCTATGCTAGATCAATGAGAAGTTTGGTCCCAACTCTATATGAAACCAATGACCCTGTGTCTTGGCCTACTGTAGAAATGGACCAGAATGAATTTTTCTCTGTGATTAATGGTGTATCATCGTCGATCACTCTAGCTGTGTGGAATACGTTTCTTTCCCCGTTAAAGAAATATACACTAGCTTTCCTGAAATACATATTTAGCAATACGTACCATACGGGCAAAACTATTCCTTATTGGAATGAAGCTATTAATAATGCTTTCTTGGTTTTGTATCCGTTTCAATAATTTACAACCCGTTTAAATCGCGAAGGGTGGCCTCGCGAGCTGTTGACCACAGTACAAATCGGACTTCCGATCCAGAATTTTCTTACTTTTTAGAAGTTTGTAACCTGGACCGTGGTCCGGGGGAATTTTTATTCTCAAGAGTAACCAAATTTAATGGATCTCAAGTCAAATGGCCTGAGATGCTCGCCCG